CAGGTCACCCTTCTCTGCAAAAGGGCACAGGACGCATGGAATGCTTCTATGTTCTCAAGTCCTCTTTTTTGGATAGCTGCCACCATCGCAGCAGTAACCTATGCCGTATACAAGTTAGCTACAGCAGAAACGGCACATGAAACGGCAGTAAGGAAATCCAATGAAGCATGGGATGAATTTGACAACAAGGTCAAGGAACGTCAGCAGAATATCGAAAGCCTTATCAGAACTATTCAGTCTGAGACAGCTACAGAATACGAGAAGGCTGAGGCTTACCAAAAACTCTCCAACCTTGCACCTCAGTTAACGGAGCAATATTCCCAAGCTCAACTTGCATCTGCCGACTTTGCTAAGACGCAAAAGGAAGTCGCTGAGAGCATGGATGAATTGAAGTACGACAAGGCTGTTGAGGAAGTGGAGAAGTATCGAAAGAAGATAGAGGAACTTAAAATGCAGCTCAGTACGGATGCAGCAAGTGGTGGTAAAAGGGACTTTGCTATCTCATTACAGATAAATCAAGCTCAAGAAGACCTTGATCAAGCGGAAGAAAAGCTTTCAAACATCATCCAGCTTCGAGACGAAGCAGCCGAGAATGCAAGGCCTATCGAAGTTCGCCTAAAAGAAGCACAGGAGAATGAAAGAGTACGCCAAGAAATCTTCGACTTCTACGATGAAGCAATTACTTTGGCTAACGACTGGCAAGCTGCCAACGAGACCATCAACTATGCTACTGGTGAGAGTAGATTAGATACGTTCATCAATAAGGCGCAGAAAGAGATAGAGGGTCTTCGTGAAGACATTAAGAAGAATCCTGCGGATTTGAATCTCCGAATGCAGGAGTCTGAGAAAACAAAGGCTCTGAACAATCTCCTAGCTATGAAGCGCAATTGGGCGGCAACAGGAGCAACGACCATACCGTTGATTTTTAGGGCTCAATGGAACACAGCTAAACAATCCCTCGACCAAGCCAAAACAAAGGCACAAGCGTTGGCTAATGCAGGTTCTACGGAAACCTATCAGCAGGCTTACAACAAGGCATTGCGTAAATATAACGCAGATAAGAAGAAAGTTGCTGATATGGAAAGAAATAAGAGCAAATACACCGCATCACAATATGAAACAGCAATACAAGACTTGAAAGCATCCAAGGATGCCTACTCTAAGTTAGGTGGCGATGTAAGCGGAAAAGTGACGAGAGCAGCAGAAACAGCACGCAAGACTCGCATCAAGGAAGAAAACAAGGCTATCAAAGTTCAGGAGGAGTTAAACAACCGCTTGAAGGCTTTACAGCAGAAAAATACAGATGAGTCCATCTCTCTCATGCAGGAAGGCACGGAGAAGAAGCTTGCTCAAATCAAGAACGACTATGCCAAGCGCAAAGCTGAGATTGATAAGCAGGAAGCCGAGTTCAAGAAGAAGAATAAGGAAGCTGGCAAGAAAGAATCGCTTACATCAGCTCAGTCCGATGCCCTCAGTAAGGCAAGAGACCTCGCTACACAAGATTACAACAAGAAGCTTGATGATGTCAACAGGGATGCCCTCACCTCTATGCGTGACTACTTGAAGGAATATGGCTCTCTCTATCAGCAGAAGCAAGCCATTGCCGATGAGTACGAGGAGAAGATTGCCAAGGCTCAGACGCAGGGTGAAAAGCTCTCTCTTCAGCAGCAGAAGAAGAAGGAACTCCAAGACATCGAGATAAACGCCATCAGACAGAACATTGATTGGGGAAGCATCTTCGGAGACTTCGGGGCTATGTTCAAGGACCAACTGAAACCAACTATTGAGAAGCTGCAAGAGCTTTCAAAGAGTACAACAGATGTTAATGAGCAGAAGACCATACAGGAGCTTATCACAAAGTTGCAAGGCTCTGCCACTGTATGGGATAGTGACATCTTCAAAAAGGTTTCGGACGACATCAACGCCTATCAGTCAGCCATGCAGGGCTATATTGACGCACAAGAGCGAGAGACTGAAGCCGCGAAAGCTGTCACCAAGGCGCAGGAAGACCTCGCAAATGCTAAGAATGGTGGTGACAAAACAAGTATTAGCAATGCTGAAGGCAATCTCTCTAGAGCGCAGAACGTACTCGCTACTGCATCAAACGAAGTGTTGAAGTTCGGTTCATCAGTTCAGAAGGCTTCATCAGACTTACAGACATCTGCACAGAAGGCAGTTTCTCAGTTCCAGCAGCTTGAAAATGGTTTGCAGGGTCTCACATCGGGGTCACTCAAAGGCATAGGAAACTCTATTCTAGGGCTTGACAAGCTTTTCGGTGGTACTATGCAGAAGGACGTTGCCAACACTATAGCAAAGGGTATTCAAGGGTTGCTCGGTAAAGACAGCAACGCAGCCAAGGTTCTGACTGAAGCTTTAGGTGATAGCGGTATGGCGGGTGAAATAATCTCCGCAGTACTCGGCATCCTCGATATTCTGAAAGATGGATTTGGAACACTCATCAGTAGCCTTATAGATACTGTATTAGGTGCTGTAACGGGAATTCTTGATGATATTTTGTCAGGCGACATCGTTATGAAGCCTTTGAAGAGTATAGGAAACAACGTTTCTCATATTCTAAACACGCTTTCTTTCGGAGGCTTCAATAGTCTGTTTGGAGGTAATGGAAAGAAAGTGCAAGAAGCTATCAATGACCTTACCTCTTCAAATGAGCGATTACAGAAGTCCATAGATAAGCTGAAAGATACCATGACAGGTACGTATGGCAAGGAATCAACTAATGCTTACAAGGAAGCTATAAGGCAGCAACAGACCTATAACGACAATGTTATGGAGATTGCAAAGCAACAGATGAGCTATTGGGGGTCTCATAAGTCTTGGAATTATTACTGGAGTGGCTTCAGTGATGAGCAGATGAAGAAGATAAGGGAAAACGTAAAGAGCGACTTCAATGGCGATTTAACCTCCCTTACTCCAGAGGAAATGAAGAAGTTGCTATCATATCAGGATTTGGTTGACAAGATCAGAGGAACTGGTAAGCACTACAAGGGACGTTCGGCATATGGTGAAAGTGTTCTTGACAAGCTTGAAGACTATGCCGACCTTGCAGGCAATATTGATGAGCTTACAGAGCAATGGCGTGAATCAATCACTCAAATTTCCTTTGACGGAATGAGGGATAACTTCATCAGCAACCTCATGGATATGAGCAAGTCTGCGCAGGATTTCTCTGATGATTTCGCAGAAATGATGCAGAAAGCTCTTCTCTCCTACTCGATGGAAGACCTCATTAATGGGAAATTGAAAAAACTCTATGAGGATTGGGCAGATGCAATAGATGCTGCTAATGGAGATTCATCGAAAATCGACATAGACGCATTCAACAAGCGTTACGATGATATAGTCCAGGAAGGCTTGAAGAGACGTGATGATTGGGCGAAGGTGACAGGCTACACTGGTTCCTCATCCTCATCACAGACCGCAACAAGCGGAGGATGGGCATCTATGGGGCAAGATACCGCAGACGAGCTGAATGGTCGCTTCACCGCCCTGCAGATTGCGGGAGAGTCCATCGCTCAGAACATGACTACCACCATATCACAGATGGAGAGCATCGTTACACTCGGAATCTCAACCAATGGTGCAGTATTGGAGATAAGAAACATGATGATAATGACAAACAGCTATCTCGAAGACATCGCGAAGTATTCAAAACTTACCTACAATGACTTCGGAAGCAAACTGGATGATATGAATAGAAGATTAAAGGAAATTTGACCTCTATAGGCTTTTCGCTCGTCAACCCTTATAACTATACCCGACAATAGTAAAAGTGGCTTACAGCGAAGCCTATGAGGCTATTTGATGATTAAATAGCTATGCTTAAAGGACAACTTTACATAAATGGCAAAGATGCCTACCTCACGTGGGGAATCTTCTTAGCCGAAACCGCCCTCAGTGCGCTAATGACTCCTGCGCCAAACAAGGAGTTTATCAGCAATAAGTATCGATCAAAGGATGGAAAGTCTGTTATCAAGCACAATCCTAGATTGGATGAGAGGGAGATAACGCTTGCATTCAATATGACTGCCAAAGACTCAGATACGTTCATGACGAACTATGCCAGGTTCTGCGAGGAGGTTCTTGCCACAGGAGAGTTGGTTATCCGCACACGATTTCTGCCTAATGTGTGGTATCGGTGCATCTATCTCTCCTGCACTCAGTTTAGTCAGTTCGTTCAGGAAATGGCAAAATTTAGCCTAAAGCTCAATGAGCCAGATCCAAGTGACAGAGGTGAAACAAGTAAATATTAAAGTTTATGATTCAGATTAAGAGAAATAACAAGGTATTCTTCACTATAGATGATTTCGGAGAGGGCTCTAAGCTGTCATATCAGCTTATGGATCACCATTACATCATATTGAAGTTCACCACGGCTTTTCCTGTCTATTTCGAGATTGGGGACTCCGTGGAGATACCCGACTTTGGCTATTTCGAGCTGACATCAGCATACTTCCCTAAGCACAATGATAGTGATGGTTACGACTACGAAATGCAGATGGATGCCTATTACATGGTTTGGAAGAATAAGCTTTGCAAGTATCGTCCTCAGAATGGTGCTAACGAAACATCTTTCAAGCTAACCACTACGGTAGGCATACACATGAACGTTATACTCGGCAACCTAAAGGCGCTAGGGCTTACGTACAATGGCAAGGAGTTCTCAGTAGACTACACAACATACAACAATAAGGCTTTCGATGTCCAGAAGAGATTCTTGATTGAGTACGGCTCAATCAGTATACTTGATGCTCTCAACGCCATCTGTTCCGAAGACGCACTCAACTGCGAGTGGTGGATAGATGGTTCCATCATATACCTTGGATATTGCGAAATGGAAGGACAGACAACATTTGAGCAGGATGTTAATGTTCTGTCTATGTCATATTCGGAATCTAAGTCAACTTATATCACTAGACTGTACGCATTCGGCTCAGACAGGAATATCCCGAAAGGGTATTTCACTGGTGCCGATGCGGACGTCACCACAGATGGCGTTGCTACAGACTATCTTATGCTCCCTAACAAGGAAGTAGATAGTGATGGTTTCTATGCCAAGGATGGCTACCTGGAGAACGTGAATGTCGTGAAGAACGACAAGCAGGCTATCGAAGGTGTCGTGATGTTTGATGATGAATATCCAAAGGTAGAGTGTAGGGTAAGTAGCATCAAAACCTATGATAGCACTGTTGATAACGATAATGGTACTAAGACCACACAGACGTTTTGGCAGGTCGCGGCTATAGATTCTTTTGCTACAAGCTTTGAAGCTAGCTGGATAAAGAGAAATCTCACTCTAGGCATCAAGTTTACTAGCGGTGCTCTAATGGGCATGGAGTTCGATGTTAGCTATAAGATTATCGACAATGTTAACTACTTCGAAATTGTTGCTAATGATACCTATGGAAGGACACTCCCAGATGGCGTAATTTGTCCGAAGGTAGGTGATAAGTTCTTTCTGTTCAACTGGGACGCAACCAAGATTGCAGATACATATCTCATTCTTACCGCTCAGTTGTCTCTTTTTGATAGAGCAAAGCAGTACTATCAGAAGACCATGATCAGCAACTCCAATTTCACCTGTACAATGGATGGTGACAAGTTCTATAATAATGGAATATACGATTATCATCCTCTCGGTGAGCAGGTAAAGCTGATAAATGATATGTTTGCACAGGTGGACGCGGATGGCAAGCGCTACAGAAACTCTCGCATCATCGGTATGGAGATACCTTTGGATATCCCTTACGATCATCCTCAATATATCGTAGGCGAAAAAGCAGCAACAAGTAGGTTGGGAAAGTTGGAGGATAAGGTTGATTCCATCAAGGTAAACGGAATGCAGATTGGTGGTACAGGAAGCGGTAATGGTAGAGGTGTTTATGTTATTGGCACTAATGATACCACGCCTGCAACAGACAGTAATGTTTATTCTGCTAGACGTTCTATTAAGGAATTTCTTTCCAAGCTCAAGGACGATACAGCCCAAGGTCTTATCACATTTTTGAAAGGTCTAAAGGCTCAGGAAGTTATCAAGGCAATAAACGGAATGAGCTTAGGTAATGGCGAGAACTATGTGAATGGCAATGGCGATGCGAATCTGGCTGATGTTGTCGTTGACCGAATACACGACAAGAATAGTACACCTTCAGACAGAACCATCATCGGAGCGCAAGGCTTCGACCTGTATATGGGCGATGATGGTAAAAGTCACCTCTTTGTAGATTATCTGACCGCAAGAACGAGGATGTTCGCTTCGAGCGTAGAGATACGCAAGGTGAGTTATTCTGGAGGAACGACTATCTTCAGTAACGCAGGTTCCCAGATAGCTAAGGTTAGCTATATCTATGACGAAGCGAAAGAGAAGGTAATCGCATATAAGTGCTATGCGGTTGCCGATGATGGCACTACAAAAACTATGAACTGGTGGCATGTTGGCATGATGGCTTTATGCCAGACCTTTAATGTGAAGGATGGAGAGAACGAAAAACTTGCTAATAGATACTACTGGCGTATGGTTGTAGGTGTGGGACAGGAGAAGTTGGATGGTAAGCTCTACGACTATGTTATTCTTAGCAACGTCAAGGAGTTTCAAGGTAACTTGCTCACTATTCCTACCTATTCCGACAAGACACTTGCCAACGAACAGAAAAAAAAGCTCGTATGGGGAAACGTCATGGTCGAGGTTACTATGGACGAGGGCATGCAGACTCTCGCTTCTTTGTTTGCAGAGCAAGAAGGCAAAGATGTGGACGACAATGGCAACAAGATAGCAGACAGGGTGTTTTATGGCTACGATGGCGATGAAGAGCCTGATGCTCCAGCACCTTTCGATGTGATTGTACAAGTTGGCGACCAAATTCGGTGGAAGAAGTATGGCAACGTGATTAAGCTGTCTACCTCCACGGAGGATAACGCAACTGATAATGCTCCTGCTATTACCATGTACCATAAGCTCGGAGCACCACATTACACAGGTAGCTTGGACACAAACGGCAACAAAATTGTGAACCCTTATCAATGGAAGATAATCACAACGATTATTTCTCCTGAAAAGGTTATGCACAATACCGACAACTTCCAGCTATTCCAAGGCACGCCCGACAACATCGTAGACCCAATTACGATTATGCACGACATCGTGCCATCGGTGGCTTACTACACTCGTCATCCGTCTACTCAGACAACAACTCCTGATGATATAACCTTCTCGCTTCGCAAGCGCACTGGCAATAAGATAGAGACTTTGGACGATGCGCAGATATATGCAGAATATACTCTCTTAGATGGTAGTAGCAATACAAAGCTGTTGGCTAACAAGGCTCTCTCTGATATTGGTAACCTCTATCAGATTACCTCTGTTAAGCTGAAATCTACCATCAAGGAGGCAGACCATGAAGACATCGTGGTAACACTCGACCTTCCTGTACTTACAGACGGTGTTAAGGGCGACCAAGGCGTGGCTTATCAGGTGATGATAACGAGCGACACTGGCACGGTGTTGATAAACGGCTCGGGGGAAATGACGCTCAAAGCTACGCTTCTGTGCAACGGTGAAGACATCAGTGACACTGTTGGCAACAGTGCATGGTCATGGTGGCGACAGTCGGCTGACGCAGAAGACGATGCTGTATGGAATAAGCTGCATGAGGGCGTGGGGCGCTCGTGTCTTATCACACGTGATGATGTTGACAGACAGGCGCAATTCGGGTGTCGTGTGTACATATCAGACACGAAGAGTATTAATAGTAAATAATATAACTTTAATTCAAAAATAAGATTATGGCAAAAGTATTGGCTAATGGTCAGATTACTATCGTTGACCTCAATGACGGCAAAGCCGTTCAGTGTTTCACTCAGTGCTCTAAGGGCGAGACTCAGATTTATACTCCCGACACGGGTGTGTACACTCCGAACTATTCGGCAAGTAGCCCTAACGTTATCACTGCCCGTGTCTACGTGACTGGCAATGCTTCAGACCAAGCTCCGACAGCTGCTTGTACTGAGTGGTCGTGGAAGGTGGATGGTGCGGCTGCTACCCCAGTGAGCGGCAAGTCGTATCAGTTTAACCTCGCAAGCAACATCGCCCATAACGGCAGCGTGAAGAACATAGAATGGTCGTGCAAATACACTGACCCAGAAACTAAGGCTACAACTACGTGCATCGGCTACAAGACGATTTCGCTTGCGAAGAGTGGCGGTGCGCTCCAAACGGTGCAGATTGAGACTCCCGATGGCAACACGTTCGACTCGACCAACAACACGAGGAAGCTGCGTGCCGTGGCGAAGTTCTTCCGTGGCAATGTGCAGGACACTTCTTTGACTTCGATGTCTTGGGATGTGCTGAATATCAGTGCAGGCACATGGAGTCCTGTGGCTTCGGGCAGCGTGAGCACTTCGGGTGGCGTGAGCACTCTGAACGTGAGTGCCAATGACGTGCTTAACTTCCAGACCTTCCGCTGTACTGTCAAGGATGGTAGTGATACCGCCAGCGCTATCGTCACGTTCTTCGATGCGAGCGACCCATACGTTGTGGAGGTGTACTCGCTGACGGGCGACAAGATTGTGAACGGTGCCCAGTCTACTGAGCTTTTCGCCCGTGTGTGGAAAGATGGCAAGGTGGTGGAGGATGGCGCTGCTGTGAAGGCAGATACCAGTCATGCTTCAAGCTTCACGTACAAGTGGACTAAGTATAATGCCAGCGGTGTGGCTACCAACTGGAACGGTACGGAAAGTCCAGTAAACGCTTCGACCAAGCCTTACGTCACCGTGGCTAACGCTGACGTGAGCGGCAGAGGTACATTTACTTGTGAGGTGTCTAAATAAGGGCACCTCACCCTTATCTTTTCTGTAAACTAAAAGAAAAAAGTGTATGACAACATTATTGGCGAGGGGTCAGATAACGATAGTGGCGATAAAGGACGGTGCGCCAGGAGCAGATGGTAAGGATGGTGAGGATGCTATCAATATCGTAGTTAAGGGCATTCCTGTGGTTTTTAATACTGCAGACAACGGTTTGGTAGTAGATGGTGCTACTGGATATGCTTCTATCTACGTATATCTCAAGAAAGAGAATATCTCAAGTCAGGTTAAGAATGTAGCTGTCAATAGCACGGAGAATTGTAAATGTGAGGTTGCTTATAATGTAGCACGAAATTGTCTACGTGCTAAGGTGTACAATGTAGTAAAAGAGGATATTACAGTCGATGGTACTACTACTCAGATAAGCAAGACCGCAGGATATGCTACTATTCAGTTCTCTTACAATGGCGTGATGTACTATCAGCAAGTGCAGTTCGTAGTCAACGTATCTAAGTTCAACAGCTCTGTTATCCAAACTGCTAAGAAGTATGAGCAGAAATACAACGAGGTTAGCAATAAGGTCGATGGTCTACAGAAAGATGTAAATGCAATTCCTATTCGTAATGACCAAGACCTTACAACATTTGAGAGCAAGATTACTCAGACAGCAAGGGAAATCTCTCTTAGTCTTACGGAGCAAGCAGTAAGCAGACGAAACTTGCTTGTGAACTCTGACTTCGCAAGAAATGGAGGTTTTTATATATCTTTTGCTGCTAAGGCAACAATGGAGCGGCTAAGCGGATATAAGAATAGCAATTGCTTCCATTTTATGCCTACAAGTACAATTGTTGCAATATGCCCTATGCTGCGATGGGAAGGAACTAACGACACTTACAACAATATCCCTATAGTAGCAGGCAAGAAATACACCATATCTTGTTGGGCAAAGGTTTCTGATACGACAGCAAAATTGTACATAAAGGTATTTGGGCAAACTGCTATAACAGGCAATATCGAGAGTTCAACCACAGCCGCAGGCACATTGCTCGACGAACCAGTGACTCTGAACTCTGCAAACACATGGCAACTCGTGTCGTTTACTTTCGTGGCTTCGGGCGGTTACTCGTATTGCTCTGTACGACTATTCTACAGTCTCAAGACGAATGGTCGCATTGATGGCTACGTCTGCCGACCTATGTTGGAGCAGTCAGAATCTTATAATGGCTGGACTCTTGCTGAGGAAGATTACGACTACAGAGGTGGCAACATGCTTGACAATACTCGCTATCTTAATAGAGGTGGCAATCTTTCAGAAGTTGGCAAGGTTGTAGCTAACGCAATAGACGGATGTAGTATGAGCGAAGCGACTGTTACGCAGGGTGCGACTGGAATATTGATGAGATTTGGTAACGTTAGTGTAAAAGCAGGAAATGACTACACTCTATCATTCCTTATCAAAAGTTATAACAGTTCAAGCAAGACTAATGTGGTATGTTCTCTAAACCTCGTCACTAATGTCAAGTTTGCAGAGTGTAGCAATGGTAGCGTGTCAACTTTTACTTCGGTTAACGGTAATAGTACGACATCTGGATATATCGAGCTTGACAACATCCCTACCGAATGGACAAAGGTGTGGTATCATTTTAGCCCTAAGACTACTGTCTCCAATCAGGCTATCGCTATACAGATATATGGGCGCAACGGAGCAGGCACATTGCAAGTATGTCAGCCGAAGCTCGAAGCAGGATTAATGAACACTCCTTGGACGGAGGCAACGGAAGATGTTGCTAACAAGGATGCGTTGAAGCGAACAGGTATTGACATAGAAAAGGGTAAGATAACTCTCAATGCGGATAATACTGTCATTACAGGAGACTTACATCTGAAAGGTATCTTGATAGAGAATAGTGCAGAAATTAGCTACGACCCTCAGCAACCGATAATTTGCGACATGGTGCATCATAAGTCGGTGTCGTTCCGAACTTGGAAAAAAGAAATTAATCACCCTACGTGGATGAATGGCATAAACATAAATCCATACGTGGTACTACCTATGATTAATGATGTCGCTCTCTCTGCTACGGATGCACACGGAGAATTAATCGTACATGGCATCAAAGAATCGGGTATGAAGCTCACTATATCTTCGCAATACAATCCTCTTGTAGCAAAGTGGGCAACAGGCAAAAAGTATCAGTACAACGATAGGTATAAAATGGAAAACCAAGCAGGTAAGCCTTACGAATTTCTGCATAGAGCAGTTGTAGTTGTTTTCGCAGACCCTCGCTTGGCTTCCGTGAATAACTACAATGACAGCAATACTGGACGAATCCATCCGCAAGGAGGAGGAGTTCCACCATTTTTTGGCGATGCAAAGTATGATGGAGGTTGTTTTATCTGTAACGGCAGACGTAGCAGAATGCTATTCCTTATGCCAGGACAGAGCTTACATCTTACATCTTCGATTGAGCGTATAGGTAATAGCGATGTAGTTGTCTGGTATATTGACAACAGCAATGACTTTACCCCTATATCCAAAACAGTTACTATAATGGCTCAATCCGTAAATGGTAGCGATGGTTATGACTGGGGTGGTGCTAATGAAGATAAATCTTTCCCCGATGATAGGTTGAATGGCTCTGTAGGATATAGATACGAAGATGTATTGCTTGCTCCTCCACAGCTATCAGCCACCTATCCAGAACATTTACCAACAGAAGCGTTAGGTACAAATAGCGTATCGCAAGTTCCTTTTGTGTTCAACGTATATTAAATTAAAACAAAAAATATTATGGAAGAAGAAAAAATTTTAAATGTTACGCAACTTCAAGTCGTAGACAAAATTCAAGCCGAGGATGTGATATTGCTCATCCGAGATACAGGCAACGGTAAGCAATGTTTCCAAATCAAAGGTAAAGAAATAACAAAATATAAACCAAAGCCCAAGACTCAGTATGTGATTGGCAAGGCTATTCCCATTGGTAGACTTGATGGAGGAGCACGCCTTAATGCTTATCTTGTGAGATACGGTGTTTTTAGATTTAAGCTGTCAAAAGTACCGCAATTAAGTGAAATTATCAGAAAGAGTGGTTCACATTATAATGAAGTAGACGCCCTTTTAAGTGATGTTATTTGGCATATATTTGTTGATGATAAGGAAGTTTATACAGGTAACGCCCGTACCATTTATGGTGGTGATGTATTGTCTATGTATGTATCAAGGTATTATGATATTGATTCTTTCTTCAAATTAGACGAAAGCAAAAGCAGTGTTGATTTAAGTTCTGATATGTATATTTATCTAATAACTGTTCCTTTATTTGGCATACAAAATTTTACTTCAAAAACGCTTTTTTATCACAAAGATAGAAGAATCTGGAAGCCAGCTTTTGAGCTCCCCTATATATATAGATGGACATAATGATAATTGGTTAAAAAATTCCCACTCAGGGTATATTCAAATACAAAGACTACATACAGTTCAAACACGCTCTCGGCTGTCAGGTTTAGATGAATCCTTTTCGGTTAGAAGATACAGGGGAAAACTTGGTGGTCATTATATTAACTACTATGGAATCTATAGATATAGATTAGTTAAGAACGGTAAAAAAACTCAATGGCGTACAATTAGTATAATGAATAATATAGATACTAATGGTAGATGGGACCTCTTCTCTATAAAATAAGGACGGAGTTTTACCAATCGGCGCACGATAATAACATTACTGTAACCTGTTACACGATAAAACCCGTCCTTTGCAAAGTTACCATTATTTATTTAAATACCAAATTTTACACCTATAAATAATATTAAAAAATAATTATATGATATACGAACAATTAAAATAACCCTTGGTTGGATAATCAAGAGTTGGATTGGGTAGAGCGAAATGTCTACTCTATATCTTTTATATTAACTTTACAAAAAAACAAACATTATGAAAGCAAGCAACAGATTAATTGCAAAAATTAAGGAATTTGAAGGCTACAAATCTAAAGCTTACCGATGTCCTGCAGGAGTGTGGACTTGCGGTTATGGACATACTAAGCATGTTACTCCTAAAACGTTCTGTACTAAAGAGCAGGCAGAACAATGGTTATTGGACGACTTGAAGCCGATTGAGATATTCCTCTCGGCATCAAAGGAGATTACTAAAACACAAGGACGTTTCGATGCCTGTGTAGATTTCTGTTTTAACCTTGGTATCGCAACCTTCCGTAAGTCTACACTCTATCGACTCATTCTTCAGTCAGCTACAGACGAGGCTATTTTAAATCAGTTTAAGCGATGGATATATTCTAAAGGTAAACCTTTGGAGGGTCTGAAGAAGCGAAGAGCGTGGGAATGTGAATGTTGGACTGAATAATAGATATACGTATGATAGTAAATAATATGACTACAAGTTCGGGCAAAGCTATAGTTTTAGGAACTATGGGAGGTGAAGCATTGCTCGCTCTCTATGATTTGAGATGGATGCTGATACTGATAGTAGTGTTAATTCTTGCCGATTTTTGGTTTGGAGTAAGTGAAAGCTTATACAAACATGAGCATTTTCGCTTTTCGAGAGCAGGTCGCAGAACGTGCAATAAGGCTGTTGACTACATTACATATCTCATTCTCGGTTCTGTCCTTGGTCTTGCTATCTTCGAGCCTTTAGGATGGGCTACGCATACTACTACGGCTGCTGTAGGACTTGGACTTGGCTGTATATGGGAATTGGATTCTATAATAGGTCATGTCTGCGTCTTACATGGAATTGATAACAAGTTTTCGGTTAAGCGTTTCATCATTGCATTGCTTAAGAAAAAAAATGCAGATATTGGCGAGGCTGTAGAAGATGCTTGGAAAGATGAAACGAAAAAGTAGAAGCTTATGAAAAAGATTCTTGGAGTACTGTTATGTATCTCGATGATACTGAATATATTTCTTTATTTAGAGCATAGCAGCATTGAAAGTAAGAAGGTATACGATACGACTAAGGTAACGGTTGTTGATTCTGTCAAGAAGTCATATCCAGTGCCTGTAGATAGTATTATAATTAGATACGCAACGAACTCGTTAGCAGTAGCAAGAGATTGTGTGGCAAAAGATACTACGCAATCTGTAAATGATAGCATGAAGGTTCAAATTCCAATTTTTCAGAAGGTCTATGAAGATACGCTGTATAGAGCTTATGTAAGTGGGTACGAGCCTAACCTTGATAGTATCACCATAAAACAGAAAACGACCTATATCACTCACACGATACGTGACAAAGAGTCACGGTTTAGAATTGGGTTACAAGCAGGATATGGTCTGACGCCTAAAGGTATGATGCCTTATTTCGGAGTAGGTCTATCATACAGACTTGCACCATAGATACACAAAGATATAAATTAGTTTTTTAAGGTAGATTTGTTTTTGGATAACATTGCCTTGCTTGTCTGCGAAGATAGGCAAGGTTTTTATTTATCGCTAAATAGATATTTAAAAAACACCTATAAGCGCATGAATATCAAATAATTATACGTTTGCAAAGTTAATTATGTTAATAAAATGAGAGCGAAAAGAGAAATTGCTTATTTTTGTGAAAGTGATACCTAAATAATAGAGATTATGGAACAGAGTGAAAAGGAAAAAGAAATACTGCGATTGATGCAGGGAATGGATGTGAGCGTAGTAATGCAACTGCTGATGAAGAGCGGTAATAGGTATAATAGACGGATTCTAAAGTTTTTCAGATGGTTTTGTAAATGGATGCCGATAGCCATTATGCTTGTGCACAGCTACGGAATGATAAACTTTAGCTTGCACCCTCGTGAAATGCTTATAAAGCTACCAGGCAACGAACCATGCTATTTGTTCATCTATTTTATGGTGTATGTGTTTCCGATGGTAATTATCCTTGCAAGCAGATTCTTTTGGCTTTGCTGGCGTTATCGTATTCCATTCTTTTACTATTTCGGAGTTAACGCTATACATATTGTACATAACAGCATTTTTACGACTAATGCTATGATAATGAGTCATTATGCGCTGATGGTAATGACTGTAATTATCTACGTATACTCTTTTGCGGATTTATTCTGCAATAGAACGACAATAGGCAGAAAAATATGCTCGTAAAGATGATTTTTACGAGAAAATCACAAAAACTTAGGTAATATGGCAAAGATTTTGAATTATAAGATACTCGGAACAGCTTTGAAATCATTGAGTGATGCTTGCTTTAAGGCTGATGAGCAGCAAAAGAATGGCGAGAAGGTAACAGCCTGCGGAATGAGTGATGATGATTTGGATAGGTTGTGCGACATCATACCCGATATGCTTAACCCGATGATGAGTACCGAAGAGGTAAAGGAGAAGCTACACATTTCGGATTCTACATTATACAGACTTGTAGCAAAAGGAGATTTGCCTAACGGACAAAAGAAGAAGCGAGGACATACGAACTATTGGAAGAAGTGGGATATTCTACACTATATGAAGAATAGGAATAAGAGAGGCAAGTGATTGCTTCTCTTTTTTTGTTTCAGTTGTTAAGCGTTACTTAATAACTGAGAGTGGTTATTTCCATTTTGGAAATAGCTTAAAAGTGGTGTGTCGAAATTTCCGACATACCACTCTTGATTATCAAAAAAGGAGCAATGCTAAGCACCACCCCTTAACTATGATTTGTTATGATACAAATATTTTGCTACAAAACTAAAGATACCTATAACATCAGCCAAAGTTGTTGTCATTAACGTTATCAGTACCTTATCATGAAGAGTCATCCAACCAAATCCGCAACAGAATACAATAGATAGGGCAATAAGCATGTAAAAACACATAAAACCAAATAAAGCGTAACTTAAATACTTACGTTGCTCTCTATCTTGCTGGAGGTCTTTTATTTCTTCATCCAATCTTTGGATTTTCTTTTGTTGAATAGCAAGGATGGCTTTTCCTTCACCATCTATTGGCTCTGTTTGTATAGCTCGTTCATCAGAAAATTCTACATTTTTATCATCAACTTCTTCAAGAGCGTCCATCAAATCTATTTTTCCCATGTAATACCCTTTCTTGATGCTACTCTTTCAATAAGTCTTCTGTAATAATCCTCTGTAAGAATATCTGGAATTGCAACATTCTCACCTTCAATAAAACACATATCCCATGGAGTTCCTTTCATGTGCGTCAGAGTCACTAACTCGTTATCAGAATAGGAAATATATCTTTTCCAAACCATTTCGACAACTCTCTTTTCATCTTTATCTGTAAGGTTTGGAGTTTCAAATATTGGGCACATATTTTTCTCATCCCATTCCATGACTATGGTTTTTTCTGTTATCTCTTTTGCTCGATACTGTTTGAAGGAATGATATACAGATGGAATAACTGGACCATATTTCCAAGCTTCAACTTTGTCAAATCTTTCATTGATTAATCCACGATGTAACAATGCTAAAGCAAAGCCATGTGCTATATACACACGCTTAACAAGCCCAAGCAGATGCAAAGGCTTTCCGTCTTTATTTGCCAACTCTATAAAGTAGTTGGCAACTGAAAGTGCATTCGTCTTCATTGTTCTTTTCTTTATTAAAGGTGAACTATTTCTTTTGCAAAGTTAAGGCAAAATTTTCATACATACAAATTTATATTGTTATATAAAGATAAACAATGTTTTTTTGTGGTATGATAACAAATATGACATTACCTCCTATCAGCTTAATCTATTGATTATCAACGACTAAAACAAAGTATGATAGAGTTATTTAAAGTCTGAATAATAACAACTAACTTTGCAAAGTAACGTTACAAATAGTGTTAGTTAAATATTAAGGTTAAATTAAAAATTCGGGATATGGAAAGTAAAACTTACGTGTTCAATCCAGAGAGCGGCACAAGCGGCACAGGCTCTAATGGAATCTTGGCTATGCTTCCTGCACTCATGCAGAGACAGGGCGTTGACCCAGGTCTTATTGCACTCTTGAACAACCGTGGAAACGGAAATGGTTGGGGTGAAGACATCTTTGCAATCCTTCTGTTGTTCATCCTTATGGGCAATAATGGTATGGGATTCTTTGGAGGTAATCGCTACATGGGTTCTAACGGACAGGGCGGTGTTGCTCCTATGCTTAACAATGATGCCAATACTGCCGTTATCATGCAGGCAGTTCAGCGCAACGGCTTTGATGTTCAGAGCTTGGCTACAGCCCTCAACACATCAAGTGACGCAGTCATGGCTGCAATCAATGGCTTAGGTCAGCAGATTTGCAACCTTGGTAATCAGATGGGCATGAATGCTAATCAGATTTTGACAGCTATCATGCAGGGCAACAATGCCATCGCTACCCAGTTGGCAGAATGCTGCTGCAAGACCAATAACGCCATCACCGCAATGGACGGCAACATCAAGTTGTCTATCTGTCAGCAGACACATGCCATAAATGATACGGCAAATGCCAATGCTTTGATGCTTCGTGACAAGGCTGATGCTAACAATCAGTCTGTCTTGGCTAAGTTGGATCAGATGCAGACACAGGCAATGCAGGATAAGCTCGATGCTTTGAGAGAGAAGAACAGTGCCCTGCTTGCTCAGATTTCCAACGAGCATCAGACACAGGCTTTGCAGGCTTATCAGGCCCAGGTTATCACACCTGTAAATGCAGCTTTGGCTGCGCTGCAGGCAGAGGTGGCTGGCATCAAGTGCAAGTTGCCTAATACCATCAGTGTTCAGTACCCTCAGTACGGAGTATTCAACAAGGACGTTTATACTGCAGCTGCCATGGGAGCTTATGCAGGTGATGTAGCGGCTTCTCATTCAACTGTAGGATGCGGTTGTTAGGAAAGGAGGTAACTATGTTCCCTTTATATCCATTCAATCCATTTATTCCAATCGGTCAGAGAAACAAAATCAGACGTATTGATGTAGGAGGTATCTATGAGCTAAAGACAAATGCTCAGCAGGTCACAGATGCTAGTGTAGATTATGGTATCAATCCTTGCTACTACAATGCTTTGCCTTGCGAGTGTATTGTACTCTTGAAGATACATCAAGGAGTTGCCGCTGCAAGTGCGACACTTCCTGTCACAATCGTAACTCCAAATAGTGGTTCGACCACTATTAACGGAACCGCCAACACTAATGGAACTACTTCCGGCACAACAAAGGTGCCAGTTGTTGATCATGTGGGAAAGGCAGTGACAGGAGCTAATGTTTCTGAAACTACGGAGGCTTTGGCATACATCAATAAGAAGAGCGGTATTATCCGACTGCTTGGGTTTCAGCAGCCTACAGGCGGCTAACAGAGTATTAAC